TCGACGTATGGCGCTCGCAAGAAGCTTCCAACAGGACTATGGATAGGGCGGTGGCATGAACGGCTCTTACACGGCAAAAGAGAAATGTTGGGTTGGCAAGGTTAAAGAGCAACCTTGCTCTGTATGCGGACAAGCAGGCCCAAGTGACGCACACCACATCAAGCAAGGCAAACACTTCACTGTGGTGGCTCTATGCAAGTCCTGCCATCAAGGCTCAATGATGGGTTGGCATGGACAGAAACGTGCATGGGCTATAGCTAAGATGGACGAGCTAGACGCCTTGAACATAACAATCAAAAACGTATTTACTAGTTTAACTAGTAGTTAATTTGCAACATTAGGGTTTGTCCCTACAAAATAATTTAAATAGTTATTGCAAGACTCTAACTTTGAGTTATACTTTCCTTACCGCAACAGATAGCGGGTTTAACCAAAAAGGAAATTATCATGATCACTGAAGTCCAAGCAACTATCCAAGCTCTCGCTACTGTCGAGTCTCTCGTAAATCCAATTGATCGTTTTGCTGTTTTAGATCGTCAGATCAAAGAACTCGAAGCACAGCGTGAAGAGCTCAAGAACAACTTGATCAATGAGTTGGGCGAGGGCAAGTTCCGTGGCGAACAATATGGCGTTGAGCTAAAGCTCACACAACGTATTGGCAATGTCAACTATGCAAAATTGTTTGCAAGCTTTGGCATTGAAGAGAAAGCATTCAAAGAGCGTCAAGAAGAAAAGAACAACGACGGTACTCATGTATACCGTGGCTCTGCTACTGCTTATTTCACCGCCAAGCCAATCGTTTAATCAACGGGGCTTCGGCCCCATAAGGAGAACATCATGGAAGACATATTGATCAAAGCAGAAAACGGTGCCAGAGTTGGATTAGACCCTTGGGAAGATGGTGGTGTATGGCTTTATGTAGCTGTTAAAGGTAGCTCAACAAGCTGTGTGATACCAAGAGACCAAGCTAAGTTAATGCTTGAAGTTTTGCAAAATATTCTTGAAGCTGAATCATGTCAGAACAGCTAAATCTTTTTAATGATTTAGAAAAGCCAGTGAGCAAATTCACTGGCAACATTCTGGTCATAGACAGCCACAAGGCTAGTCATGACGGCCCAGTAGAAAACCTTCACTGGCAGAACTCACGCATGATTGCAGACGTTTTGGGCGCCGATTTGATCTGGTCATACCCAAACGTCAACGATCACGTTAGAGGCGGATATGACGCGATTATCTTCGTCCACGCAAGCCACTATGCCTACACCGACTATGCATGGATTGAGCAGTCTCCCAATGCCAAGCTTTACTACGTCACTAATGAGTACAACTTGGGTGAGCCTAGAACGCTCTGGATGGCCGCCAAAGCAGGCCGCAAGTACACAGTGTTGGCTAACCATCCACACCGCGTCAGCAAGGTTGTGATGAAATATGTGGACGATTGGATTTTGACCAATCTCAACTCACTGGTGTTCAACAACTACACGCACGTCAACCAAGGTGGCCAAGAATGCATTTACTATGGGTCTTACAGAGACGATAGAAAAAAATATTTTAAGAAGTATTTTGATGGTATGACCGTATCGACTCACATGAAGAATAGGCCCAAGATCGATGCACTAGGTGTGATGCCTAAATACATCAACAGATTGAACATTCAGAAGGGAGATCTGGCCAAGTATGGGTTTTCGTTATACATTGAAGATGAGAAAACTCACTCTGCGTACAACTATCTGGCTAATAGATTTTATGAGTCACTCAACAGCGGAACCATCTGTTTATTTGATGAATCATGTGAGAACACATTGGCATTGAGCGGATATCCAATCGATAACAGTTTCATTGTTAGGGATAGCGCAGATATGGTTGCGGCCACGCAAAACATCAACATGGGTTGGTCTGACGCTGTGATCATGAAAGCGGCAGAAGATAAAAGGGCAACACTAAGTCAAATCAAGGAGATCATTAAATGACTATCAGACACGCGGCAAAGAGCGATTATGTCTATACCCCTGCGGGCACTGACATCACCATCAGATGGAGGGCTATGGGTTGGATACCACCATCAGAGTCGCCAGAGTACCAAGCCAAATGGAAGTATTACCAAGAGTTGCCCATGCGCAAGTTGGACGATCACGCAAAGATTGAGTATGAAGCGGTCATGCGCAAAGCTAAAGTAGCAAGGATTAAATAATGGGCTTTTCATCCAGAATATCACCCACCAACAGAATCCGCGAACAAATCAATTTGAGGGATTTAATTGATAAGCATGGTTTGGCTCTACCCATTGAGCCGAACTTCGAAGAACCACAAGAGGATATTTCGGAAAGTCCACAATTGGCTATCCATGCAAATCTTTATGTGTTCAGCGGTCACACATTGGCCAACCTAGTGGACGAAATTGTTGAGTTTGCCTACCAAGAGACATTCAGCATGATCAAACGGAAAATGCAATTCATGGAGGAAAACGAATAATGGAAAAGAAAGAACTAAGCCCACTGGCCAAGCAATTGTTGGGCGGCGCGGGCCACCTTGAAGTATTCACACAAGCTGAGTTTGATGACGCCCTTGCGGTCGCCAAAGCCGAGATCATGATGGTGGCCATAGAAACCACTAAAAAGGCCATACAGATCGAAAGAGACGCTTGTGCTGAACTTGCCCTTGAATGGAGCCAAGAAGAGCTCTCAGTGGCTATACGCAACCGTATGAAACCAAAGGAGACAACATGAAGAAGTTTATCCAAGACATGGAAGAGCGCACAGGCATTCATTGGGGCTTGATGGTTGTATACATCATGGCCGCAACAGTGATTCTCATGGACATGATGATTTGGAGACCAAATTGAGCAACGAAGAAGCCAATCTCAAAGTATTGGCCATTCTGGACGCCTTGGAGCCCGTCATAAAAAACAAGATTTTGGGATTGATCGAAGACCAAGGCGCCGAAATAGCTTTGAGCGTGGTGAGCAATGTGGCCACAAGCTTGCTGTGTACATCCATGATGATGGCCAATTCCAAAGAGTGGGACGTAAATAATTACATGTCCCTTCTGATTGAGGAAACCATTAAGAAGTATCAGACGTTCACTCTGAAGATGGCCTCTGACCAAGTCATTAACAAAGCTAAATTTGGCGACGGCGACCCTTATACCTGCAAACCACTAAATTAGGGTAAACATCTAGAAAATAGTTGACTAAGACTCTAACTTTGAGTTATACTGTAGTCACTGCAATGAAGCAGGTTTATAGGAATTCAACATGACACACCCATTTGAAAAAGCAGGACTTGGCAAAGCACCCTTCTCATGCACAGGCGTGACTGAGAATGTTTGGGAAAACGGCGACGGCACAACAAAGGGCGGCGGTGTTTGCGATTACTGCGGCACGGGCATTCGCTGGGAGTTTTGGATTAAAGGTTCTATTGCTGGAGCGAAACAATTCAAAGTTGGTTGCGACTGTGTTGCTAAGACTGGCTGGGGTATTGATCGCTTTTTGGAAGTCCGCGCTGAGCACACACGCGCACGTCGTCAGGCTGGTGCGCAAAAGCGCCGCGATGCACGCAAGGCCCAAATCGAGTCAGAACGCGCCCAGCGCACTGCACAGCGCCTAGAGGCTACTCAGGCATGGCGCGATGCCAACAGTCCCTTGGTGGCCCGTTTAGAGGCTTACAAGGGTGACAACGATTTCCTGCGTGGTTCCGCTCAGAACTTGGCTTACTGGGGCAACTTGACAGCCCGCCAAGTCGAGGCAGTGGAGTCCTGCTTTGCGGTGATCGACCGCCTCGAGGCCACACGCACCAATAGCCAGCATTTCGGCGTAGTGGGCGACAAGGTCACTCTGACAATCACCGTCGAGCGCATCATCGTGCTTAAATCCGAGTTTTATGGCGACAACTACATCACTATTGCCAGCGACGAGCAGGGCAACGCCATCACTTATAAGGGCCGCTCTGACATCGGTGGCAAGGGAGAGACAACTACTATTAAAGCCATTATCAAAGAACATACTGTTTACAACGGTGTAAAACAAACTGTTATTCAACGTCCAAAGAAAATAATTGAAAAAACAATCTAACATTGTGTTAGAATCCAATCACTGCAAAACTGCAGGTTTATAACAAGGAGTTAGAAATGTCATATATCGCAGAAATCGACGCAAGAATCGCAGGCATACCATGCAAGGTCGGTGTGACTCATTATCATAACCAAGCTGGCAACAGCCACGCTGATAGCGATTATGATTACTACGGATACACCGATATCGAGTATGACGTGCTCGACCGCAATGGCCGCAAAGCACTGTGGCTTGAGCGTAAAGTCACTGATGAAGATGAATTGAATGTTGAAAACAGCATTATCAAATATTTCCAAGAAGAGGCCGAATATGACTATTGAGGACTTTAAACCAATGATCAAGATGGCCGTGGAGGACACGGTCAAGTCACGCACAATGATCGCATATTGCGATTACATTGCGTACCAGATTCAAAAGAACCTGAAAGCTTTGGACGCTGTGCATGACAAGCTATTGGCCAGTGTAGGCAACATGAAGTTCGATGCGACAGACGACGGCAAGTTCCTATCAACAAAGAAAACCATCATGGTAGAAGACCGCTACGGTAAGAAGTACAAGATTACCGTGGAGGAAGCATAAAGTGGCCACGAAGAAAACAACAGAGCCCAAATTTGCAATGCCGCAAGAGGTTAAGGAATGGATTGATCGGGCTCATGCAACCATGAACCACCAGAAAGGTGAGATCGAACGATTGAAGGCTGAGAACAAAGAGCTCAAGAGCTACAAGAAGTGGGCCGAGAACCGCATATTGCGCAGTGACCAAGAGGAGTAATACAATGAGACTGCACACGATCTGTGCATTCTTTGCAGTTGCCTTGGGTAAGGGCAATATTTATAAGGGGAGCTAATCACTCCCCTTTTTTTTGATTACCGTAAAAATCAACAATAAGTTACACTCTGGACAATGCGCTGAAAAGATCGCGCGAAAGGAACAGAGATGACAAAACGAAAAGATCCTGCAGACTTCAAACCAAATGGACGACCATCAGGATACTCACTAGAGAAAGCACAAGCACTGTGTGAGAGGCTTGCACTAGGGGAGAGCTTAGCTCAGATTTGCAGGGGCGATGATATGCCCAGTCACGCTACGATTTATACATGGTTACGGAACCATCCAGAGTTCCTTGAGCTATACACGCGTGCGCGCGAAGAGCAGGCTGAGACTCACGCTGACGAAATCGTGTCCATTGCGGACGAGACGCCTGAGACGGCGCCAGTGTTCGACAAGGAAGGTAAGCAGATCGACATCAAGTTGGACTCGGCTTACATCCAGTGGCAGAGACAGCGCATTGATGCAAGGAAGTGGAACGCCGCCAAACAGCGCCCACGCAAGTACGGCGAGCGCATCACGCACTCTGGCGACGATACGAGCCCTGTAGTGGTGGAGAACAACATGAACGTGTTCGGCGAGCTCCTCAAGGCCATCAAGATGCAAAGGCAAGCTGAATGAGTGTCGTTGACGCGATACTAGATGACGAACCAACTCTTTTTGAAGAGTATAAAAAACTCACCCCTACAAATCAGATTGCTTTTAATTGGCAAGCGAAGTGGCAAATCCAAGCGCACAAGCACCAGATTGAGCCTCCAGGCGATTGGTGGGCCATCTGGCTCATGCTCGCAGGCCGTGGAGCAGGCAAGACCCGCGCGGCGGCGG